CAACAGTTCGGCTGATCGCCCTGAGACAGAGGAAGAGATTGCGACGTCGCAAACGGATAACGAGGCTTCCGAAGATGAAGTGAAAGAGCGTACAGATATAGAGCTTTTGAGGGAGTTGCTGGAGAGAAAGAAGCAGCTTCTTAGCAAATGTCTGGGAACTCCCGGCATTGATAAGTCAGATGAGCATATCAGAATGCAAAAGCTGGAAGTAGGTGCTTTGGCTTCCATGCTGTGTGAGCTGGAAGATTTGGAAGAGAAAAAGGATAGACCGAAGCAGCCAGAGCTTCCACCGCTTAGGAACAATGACCAGAGAGCAGCTTTTATTGATGCGTATGAAACCTGGACACTCTGGATCGATAACCAGGAGACCGGTGAGCGGTATTACCGATATGATCTTCAGGATGGGACAAGCTTCGTTATCAAGACGTATCACTCCATGCTCTATGACTGGAAAGCCGATGTTGCCATGAGGTACAAGGAAGGGTATGGAGCAAATGAGGAGTATCTTCTGGAGCCTGGAAAGTTCTTTAGGGATTGCCGGGTAAACAGGACAGCTTTAATTGAAAAGCTGAAAGAGATACAGAGAGGGGAAAAGAAATGAACTGTAAAGACTGCAGCTATAAAAAATTTTATGATGGGAACGGAAGGCCAGGGCGTTATTACTGCTTTCATGATGAAGCCAAGTTCGCACGGAGTGAATGCGAGCCTCATCCTATGATCTGCAGAACAGGAAGACATGATGACAAATTAACTATTAAAACCGCACCAAGATGGTGTCCGTTGAATAAAAAGGAGAAGGGCAATGATCATAAAACAAATTGCAATAGATGAGGCACTGGAACTGCATAAAAGAGGGCTTATGGTGGGAGTGCTCCAGCCGGTAGTACCGGAACCCAAGAACCTGGATGATTATGAGTTCCTGACATTGAAGAAGATCCTGGCTGGATGTGAGTTCTTCCGGATTGTGCTGGAGGAAGAAAAAAGAGAGACAGAGCCAGCTGAGAAGGCACCGGCAGAAGTAGCAAAGCCGAAGGCTGTGGAAGAGAAGCCAACAGAGACATCTGTGGAAACCAAGGAGAAGCCGGAGCCACCAAAGCCAGAAGCACCAAACAAAAAGCAGATTGATGTTGGAAAAATGAAAGCGCTTCGCAATGCAGGATGGAGCATGAAGCAGATCGCTGAGGAAATGCAGCTTGCACCAAGTACAGTATGCGAGCATTTGAAAAAAGATGGAGGAAGGAAATGAAATGGGATTAGCAGATACGTTTGGCGCAGAGGACAGAGTGCAGGTGAAGTTTTCAGATTTTTATAAACTGATGAAACAGGCTACGCAGTATGAAATAGCCATGAATGCGGTGGGATGTGATGTGCCGCATAGATACATCAGAGAATGCATGACAGGAGTAAAAGAGCCGCAGAAGCAGGGTATACAGATTGAACTGGAAAATCCGGCGAATAAGAGCATGATGTCAGCCAAGAAAGGACAGGTCAATGGATAGAACATTAAAGGCTGTATATATTTGGATAGTCCTGGCCTTGGTCTGGATGGGATTAGAGCTGTTACTGTACGGCGAAATCCAGCCGAGAACAGTAAATGATATTATGTGGTTCCTGTTTTTGCCATTTATTTATATGGCGGTGAATTAAGATCAGGGAGGATGTCATGGAAGTACATAATTTAGCGCGGAGTAGAGCAAAAGCACGGTACGCAGTACGCCGATATAAAGGAAAAAGCTTAATTGAATGGGCTGTATTATGGTTCAAGATGAGCAATGATGCATTCTTTCAGTTGTATGGGTTTAATTTCAACCCTCATGATTACCCGTATCTGTATGAGATTGCAAGGAATATTGTTTATGGAGAATAAAGCAAAATTAAGATTTGGAGGAAGAATACATGAGATATACAATCGAGGCTACAGAAAACAGTTGTACGGAGATTTTTGAATTACGTAACGGAAAGAAATATATCAGGAAACATTCGAGAACACAGTATGGATCTATCTGCAATGATGCAATGTTTGACGATCAGCTGAAAGCGGACGGAGTAGATCCAGACATTATCGACGGTGCTAATGATCTCTTTGGTGGTTCCATGCCACTTGAGTTTATGAACATGGCAAGATTTGATTGGTAAGTTAAGAGTTGGGAAGGTGGTGGCTTATGACAAGAGCAATGATCCGTGAAAAATACGGAATAGTTCGACTTGAACCGCCGGAGATTGCGAATCGAAGCTTGTCTGATGAAGAAGCAGAGACTTATGAGAATGCAGTCAAAAGGACGATTGAAAACTTTGAAGCCTTGTGGAATGAAGATTATTCTGGCGATATTGATTAAATATGGACATGGTAATCCTGAGCGAAGCAAAAAAGAGGTATTACGAGGAAATTAAGAATTAGAAGCGTAATGTGGAAACGAGTAAATCCCAACGTGGAGTATGTGATAGCTGCCATGCGTAAGAAGGGAGAGAATACAATGGGATTAGTAAAGTCAGAGGCCCAGAGAAAGGCAAACCAGCTGCAAAGAAAAAGTGCCATAGCCGCATCAGACCATGAGATTATTAACGGGCCGAAGCCTACAACCTGGTCAGCCAGGATGCCAGCCTATGCGGGGACAAGCCTTTGCCCGGATCCGAAACTACGAGGAGGTGATACCATTGGCGAAGATAAAGATAACCAGGAAACTTCTGAGCAGTTACCGGAAGCTTAAGAAAGAGATCGTAGTCCTGGAATTGGAACTGGTAGAAATGATGGAAGGGGATAACGGGATCGGCGTCAGCGTTGTTATGGACTACCGGAAAGGTTATCCTCAGCCCAAAGCAGTTTCAGGTTTTGACTGGAAATTACATGACCGTCGCGAGAAGATCTTAAATAACAAGAAAGCACGCTGCAAGGCTGTAGAGGACTGGATAAAATCCATTGAAGACGGTCAGGCACGGTATGTGTTCCGAATGTTTTACATAGAGGGAATGACGTGGGACAGGATTGCTGCAAAGATTGGATACAGTAATAGTCCAGATTATCCAAGGCTGATGATTAGAGACAAGTATTTAAAAGAACATAATATTGTGTAAAAAGTTCGTTTTATTCGTTTGTTTCGTAATAGAATAAAGTGGAAGCCAAAGGCATACAGCCGGCGGCTTACGTTAAACCCCACCAGGCAGCAGGCGAAAGCTTGTTGCCTCCCCCTTGGAACGTAGCTCAGTAGGGAGAGCAATGGCTTGTGTCCTAAGCGAGGGTTCGAGTCCTTCCGTTCCGATGATTTTAGTTGCTATTGGTATTTCCTTCTCCTTTGGAAGCCTCTGTTGGATGCAGAGGGCTTCCTTTTTGTTGTATTTTGGAGTATGATGAAAAAAAGGAGGGGTTATATGATAAAAATTAGCCATAAAAAGCAGAAAAATGATGGGTATAATTGGAAATGCGGAGCAGCATGTTTAGAAATGATTTTTGAATATTTTAAGATCGTTCGTACACAAGATGATATTTGGAACGAAATTAAATCTATGCGTCCAGGTTCGTTAACTCAGTTTTATGCATGTACACATGATGTTATAAGATATGCTATAAAAAATGGGATTTGTGCAACGGGATACAAAGCAAAAGAAAGCACATGCAGAAATGTTTTGGAAGAACTGGATAAAGAAAAAATCCCCGCTATTTTGTTGGTAAAAGAACAAAAAACTAATCAATCTCATTTTATTGTTTATATTGGAATAAAAAATAAATTGTATTATTATTGTGATCCTAATTCGTCTAAGGATTTCAATTATATGAAACAAATAGACTTGGAAAGAAGTTGGTCTCCAGATCAACAGTTTGGTATTCCGGGATATGTTCTAATAGTATTTGATAAGAAAATGGATTCAATAATTCAGTGTGCAAATTGTGGAAGTACAGTACAAATTGTACAAGGTATTTTACAAGATCAGATGGAAAGCGTTATATGTCCATATTGTGGTCAGACGGCTATTCTTTATAGTTAAAATTAAAAATAGTTTATTTACTTTTCTATATCCAAAAACAAACGAATGAGAGGTGGTGGTGCATGGCCAGAGCGCCGGATGCCAGAATGAAACAGGCCAGAGATCTGTTCCTGGAAGGTAAGAAAATGATTGAAATTTCTGAGCTTTTGAAAATTCCGGAAGGAACGATCCGAAGCTGGAAGAATAGATATGACTGGGATAATGCAACGTTGCAAAAGAGGAAACGCAACGTTGCGAAACGAAAAGGCGGTCAGCCTGGAAACAAAAATGCTCTTGGAGCGGGTGCTCCAGAAAAAAATAAGAATGCAGTTACTACGGGAGAGTTTGAGACTCTCCTTTTTGATTGCCTGGATCCGGAAGAGCAGCGTCTGGTGCAGGTAGTGCCGGAGGATAAGCAAAAACTTCTCATGCAGGAGATACAGCTTCTGACTGTCAGAGAGCGCCGGATGCTTAAGCGGATCGAGCTGCTGCGCAACGCAGCAGATAAAGAGGATAAGATCATTGTCGGTGAGACCGGCATGACCGCAGTAGGCCATAAGAAAGGTATTGAAAAGGATAAGGAAACGGATCTTTTGGAATATCGTGGAAAGCTGGGGCAGATCCAGAACATTGAGGATGCGCTGACCCGTGTACAGGCCAGAAAGCAGGCTGCTATTGATGCGCTGCATCGGTATAGTGTGGATGATGCCAGATTAGAAATTGAAACCATGAAGGTTGATCTGGCTGCATTGAAGCTTGGCGCCCAGGAGCAGGAAGTTGAAAATGATGGTTTTCTGGAAGCTTTGAATACCGAAGCACAGGGGCTGTGGGAGGATGCGGATGAAGATTAAGGAACGCATCGCTGGGATGAAGGCAAAGCTACAGGCTATGAAGCAACAGCGTGGAGTTTTAACGAAGGTCCAGGTATTTAAGTTTCAGCCGTTTTCCCGCAGACAGAAGCAGGTACTTACTTGGTGGTTGCCGAACAGTCCTGTAAAAGATTATGACGGTATCATAGCCGATGGAGCAATCAGATCAGGCAAGACAGTTTGTATGTCTCTGTCTTTTATGTTCTGGGCAATGGAGAAATTCAACGGTCAAAACTTTGCAATGTGTGGAAAGACGATAGGATCCTTCCGCAGGAACGTTCTTTTCTGGCTTAAGTTAATGCTCAGAAGCCGTGGCTACAAAGTTACGGATCACAGAGCAGATAACCTGGTAGAGATCACTCGTAATGGTGTCACGAATTACTTTTATATTTTCGGCGGTAAGGATGAACGCAGTCAGGACCTTATCCAGGGTATTACTCTGGCTGGTCTGTTTTGTGATGAGGTTGCGTTAATGCCAGAGAGTTTCGTGAACCAGGCAACGGGCCGCTGCTCCGTAGAAGGTTCCAAGTATTGGTTTAACTGCAACCCGGACGGACCGTACCACTGGTTCAAGGTCAACTGGATCGATAAGGCCATTGGATATCTGGGGAAGAAAACGGTTGTCAAGCTGCAGGAAGAGGCCAAGATAAAAGGTGTGGGGCTGAATTTAAAGAAGCTCCTATATCTGCATTTTACAATGGATGATAACCTGAGCCTGTCAGAAGCAATCAAAGCCAGATACCGGAGCATGTACAATGGTGTATTCTTCAAACGTTACATTGAAGGATTCTGGGCAATGGCAGAAGGTATCATCTACGATATGTTCGATCAGGACAAGAACGTAGTGGATACAGGGACAATCGCGGCAGAATATCGTCAGAGAACAGGGCATGAGTTCTGGAGTGGCGATAAGTATGTCAGCTGTGACTATGGTACTCAGAACCCTACGGCTTTTCTGCTTTGGAGCAAAGGTGCTGACGGTAAGTGGTACTGCCGCCGGGAGTATTATTACTCTGGCAGGGATAAGGGCCGGCAGAAAACCGATAAAGAATTTTCCGAAGATCTGACGGCATGGCTCGCCGGAGAAGAAATCCGGGCAGTGATCCTGGATCCGGCGGCAG